GCCTTTCCCTTTCACAGCTCGTCAAACCCTACGTCGATCTGTGGCTGAATACGCGGCAGAATATCGGCAATCTCATCCAGGCGTTTTCGGTGATGGTCCTCAAGACCAATCTGAGCGCAACGCTTGAGACGGGTGGCGGTGAGATGTTCGAACGCGCGGAGTTATTCAATCAAGGCCGAGACAATGCCGGACTCATGATGGTGGACATGAAGACGGAGGACTTTGAGAACGTTGCTGTTCCGCTCGGCGGGCTCGACCACCTCCAGGCGCAGGCGCAAGAGCACATGATGTCTGTAGTCCGCATCCCCGCCGTCAAGTTCACCGGAATCCAGCCGTCGGGCCTGAACGCTTCTTCTGAGGGTGAGATCCGCACTTTTTACGATACCATCGGTGCGTATCAGGAATCGCTCTTCCGGCCGAACCTCACAAAGGTCATGCACTTCGTTATGCTCTCGCTCTGGGGCGAGATAGATGAGGATATTACGTTCGACTTCGCTCCGCTCTGGGCGCTCACTGAGAAGGAAGAAGCCGAGGTCCGCAAGATGGAAGCGGAGACCGACGACATCCTTGTGAACGGTGTCGCCGCGCTGCGGCCGGAGGAGGTCCGCGAGCGCATTGCTAGTGACCCCGACACGCCTTATTCCGGGCTTGATGTTGAGGACGTGCCCGACCCGCCGCAACTACAAGAGCAAGGGTTAGCGACTGGCGGCAAGGTGAATATCAAGGGCACGCAGGGCTTCGGCGGCGGTCCTGGCGGCAAGCCGCCGGGCAACGGGGAGTGATACGAACGGCCACGACCCGCCCCGTTGCCACGACTGCCACTATTATATCTCCAAAGTACCGCACTGCCGTCTCGTCGAGAACGCTATCGAGGTGCAGGGGTGGTGCGAGTTGTGGAGATCAAAACAATGAAGTGGTTTGTTCTAGCCCCCCTGACTATAATTATTATCGCAGCAGTCGCCGCATCTCTGGCAATTTTTATAGTGACGACGGTCGAAACATTTAGGAATGTGAGATGGAGACGACGCGGCGCGAGAGGGATTCCAACGAGCGACGGCTAAAGCCCGTCCACGCGAACGCTGGCATTGCTGCTGCGTTCCGGCGGTTCCTCGACGACATGATCGAGGAGATGTCGAACTCGTACGTCTACTGGCTCAAGGCGCGTTACCGGGCGAAGCCGCCAAGGATGGCGCAGGATGCTACCCCCGCGAAGGAGTTGGAGCGGGAGTTGCGCCGTCTCGGTATCCGCTGGCGTAAGCGGTTCGATGCCGCAGCCCCGAAGCTCGCCGCATGGTTTGCTCAATCTGTCGAGGAGCGGTCGTCATCTGCTCTGCGGCGCATTCTTAGGGACCACGGCATCACCGTTAAGTTTGTGATGACTCCGGCGATGCGGGATATTATTGACGCCAGCGTCGCCGAGAGCGTCGGGCTTATCAAATCTATCCCGCAGCAGTACCATACCGAGGTCCAAGGCCTCGTCATGCGGTCGGTGAAGGCCGGGAGGCGACTGGACGTCCTAACGCAGGAGTTACGGCAGCGGTACGGCGTGACGCGGAGGAGGGCGGCGTTGATATCACGGGACCAAAACAATAAAGCGAGCGCGAGTTTAACACGAGCGCGGCACATCGAATTGGGGATTGAAGAGGCGATATGGGTTCATTCCGGCGGAGGGAAAGAACCTCGCCCGACGCATGTTAGGAATAGTGGAAAGCGGTATAGCATCCGCGATGGCTGGTTCGATCCTGCGATTCGCAAAAGGATTTGGCCAGGGACCGAAATAAATTGTAGGTGCGTTTCACGACCTGTCGTAAAAGGATTCTCATGAGCGTTGATCTTCTCGTTGTTAATCCTGGGGCTAGCCATGGCATCTACGGACCTCTCGGGGATGATCTAATTGCGGTTGAGCCGCCGCTCTGGTGCCGCTTGCTTGCTGCTTACGCTCGCCGCGACAACGGCTATTCAGTCAAGATTCTCGATGCGGAGGCGCTCCGGGTTGGCGCTAAGGAAGCGGCGGCCAAGGCTGTGAACATGAATCCGCAGCTCGTATGCGTCGCTGTTTACGGGCACCAACCCTCGGCCTCGACGCAGCAGATGTGGGGAGCGGGGGAGTTTTGCCGGGAGTTTTATCGACTGAGGTCAAACACGCCGATTATCATCGTTGGCGGGCATCCATCGGCATTGCCGCGCGAGACGATGGCGACTGAGGTCTGTGACTACGTCGGTGTTGGCGAGGGGCTGCTGACTATTCAGGGCCTACTTGAGGGGCGCGACGAGGAGGAGATTCCCGGCCTCGTCTGGGAGGATGACGACAGCAAAATCCACATCAACAAGTCTGCGCCACTGTTAAGCTGTGACCAGCTCAAAGGCGATGCTTGGGATATGCTGCCGATGGACCGCTACCGGGCGCATAACTGGCAATGCTTCGGTGGGATGGAAAAGAGGTATCCCTATGCCTCGATATACACGTCGCTTGGTTGCCCATACAAATGCTCGTTTTGCTGTATTAACGCGCCTTTTGATAGCAACGTCTACCGGACCCGGAACGCAGATGATGTCGTCGCTGAAATCAAGATGTTGTATGAGGACTACCGGGTCGAGACGTTCAAAATCACCGATGAAATGTTTGTTCTTAAGCCGAGCCACTACCTCGCGATCTGCGAGGGGTTGGCAAAGGCCGGGTTAGGCGACAAAATCAATATCTGGGCTTACGCGCGGGTCGACACGGTGCAGCCCGACAAGCTCAAGACGTTGCGCCGGGCGGGTATCCGCTGGCTGGCGCTCGGCATCGAGTCTGGCTCGGAGCATGTTCGCGATGGGGCAGAGAAGCACCTGCGCCAGAATGACATCATCGGGACGGTCAAGGCGGTGCAGGAGGCCGGGATAAACGTAATCGGTAACTTCATGTTTGGGCTCCGTGACGACGATGAGCGGACTATGCAGGCGACGCTCGATCTTGCGCTGCAGTGCCTCCCGGACTTCGCGAACTTCTATTCGACGATGGCCTATCCCGGCTCTGGTCTCTATACGCAGGCGATAAAAAATGGTTGGAAATTGCCCGACACGTGGCGCGGTTATTCTCAGCATAACGACGATTGCCGCCCGCTCGACACAGAGTATGTTAGCGGCCGCGAAGTCCTCCAGTATCGAGATCATGCCTTCCGCGCCTTCTTTGGGAATTCTCGTTATCTTGCGCATGTAAAGCGCAAGTTCGGCGAGGCGTCTGAGGAGCACGTCCGCAAAATGCTGGGTTACACGCTTAAGCGGAAGCTGTTAGAGGGGAAGGTGGCATGAAGCGGAGCAGACGCAAAATCCCCGATAGGCGCAAGGGCAAAAGGTGGCTAGATACGGAGTTAAGGAAACGTCAATTTCTTCCAACGCTCTCCGATCTCGTTGACCGGCTCGCCATCGTCCAGCTCAAGGCGATCTTTATCCCCGACCATGCTGAGGAATATATGGCGGAGCGCGCTGCCATCGAGCACGACATTGACCTCATTCTTAACCGCAAGAAAGTGACCGCGAGCGACATTCACGCGGTTCTCGTCATCATGCTCGCCAACAGGTTCATTTGGGAAAATGAATCAAAGGCAAGGCTCGGGGGGCACGAACACGACCATCTGCTCCGCCTTACCCACTCCATCAACGGCGTTCGTAATGCCGCGAAGAATAAGCTAGCCCGGCTCGACAACGGGCGGAAGGATTACAAGATTGACGCACTCGCCGCTGACCTTCCGGCGGAGTTCGGCCATTGGTCCCGCATCTTCGAGGTAGACGCCAATGGATAGCGTTGACACCTCGGATATCCCCGAAGCTGGTAGGGAGTGGTTCGAGAGGGCTACGCTCCGTCGTCCGACGCTGCGGGTTGGGAAGGCGTACCTTATCGCATTTGAGAAGGAGGTAGCCGACCGCTTCAATGCGGCGAAGATTCGCGCGCCAGTTCACCTTTCTGGCGGCAATGAGGAGCAGCTCATCGACGTTTTCGAGGATGTAAAATCGGAAGATTGGGTCATTAGCAC